CAACCCTAAAACTAAAAAATTTAATATTTATTAGTGTAATACTGGAGAAACTCATGCTTACAACATTTGATGAAATAATAGAAATAACTTTACATCACGAAGGCGGTTATGTTCACGATCCTAAAGATTTAGGTGGTGAAACTAACTTCGGTATCGCTAAAAGATTTTATCCCGATGTAGATATTAAGAACTTAACCAAAGAAGGTGCGAAAGAAATATACAAAAAAGATTATTGGGATAAAAACAAAGTGGATGATTTACCTGATAACTTGAAACACCTATATTTTGATATGTGTGTAAATCAAGGTAAGGGTACTGCCGTCAAGGTTTTACAAAGAGCAACCAACGCAAAGGGTGCTGATTTAGCTGTTGATGGTGGTATGGGTCCTAAAACTTTACAAGCCATAAACACTTATAAACCATCAGACCATAGAGTTCGTTGTTATAGATTGAAACATTACTATGATTTAGTAAATAGAAAACCTGAACAAGAACGATTTTTATTCGGATGGTTTAGAAGGTGTTTATCTGTATGATTAAATTAAAAGATTTATTAGACGAAATATCAACTAACGGAAGTTCTTATTTAGCTGATGATGGTGAGCCAGATACTGGTTTTACTAAAAAAGGTAAAACAAGAACTTTAGGTGTTGATAAGTCTAAACCTGAACCGTGGTTTGAAAAAGGTGGATATAAACAAATGAGTTTTCCAAAAGCGGATAATCCGTATGACTCTTCTACTGGTAGAGGTGATGATAAAAATATACAAAGGGTTCAGGTAATAAAAAGAATTATAAATACTGGTGTAAAATATGATGGGTTTCAATCTGATGTAGGTAGTTGGGATAAGTACGGAGATAAAGATTATTCTACTGATTTTAACTTTGATGATTTAGCAAAAATGATAGGAAACAAATCATGAATAAATTAACTGAATGGCTCATAGATGATTTACTAACGGAAGATGTAAAACTTGATTTAAAAGTCGGTGATACCATCTTGATGGGTAGATTTAAAAATAAAAAAGTAAAAGTCAAATCCATAGATTATAACGATAAGGGTGATTTACTCATCAATGGTCGTTCTGCGTTAAAATTCAGACCATATCAAAAAGATAAGGTTTTATTACCGAATAAAAAAGCTGGTAAAGATTCAGTAACAAAAGATCCTGATATGAAGGGTGTTAGTGAAGCTGCTAGAAAACCTCGTAAAAAAGGACAACATAGAAACTCACCAAACCATTCAGATTTATACACCGATGAAAATCCAAAGGGAACAATCAAAGGATTAAAATTTGCCACAGTCAAAGATGCGAAAGCTTCAGTTAGTAAGATAAAAAATAGTGGTAAATCTCATGCACATAAAATACAAGCTGCTGTAGCTATGGAACAGAGAGCTAAGGAAATGGGTAAATCATCACAGGCAGCAGTCTATCGTTCATTTATAAATAAGATGAAAGAGAAAACCAAAAAGAAAAGTGAGATGTTAAACTATCCTAATTACTTAAAAAATGTTCCAAATGTACCTGGTATACAAAAGGATGGGGAACATCGTTATTATAATCCTGAAACATCTAAAAAGAAAAAGAAGAAAAAAACAGAAAAGATACAATCATCTACACATTATGGGTTTTATAAAGTAATAAAAGGTAAGAAGATAGTTCAATTCAAAGGTTCAAAGAGTGCAGCTCGTAGTGAAATAAAAAAAGCTAGAAAAAATGATCCCAAAGGTAAATATCAATTGATAAATACATATAAAAAGGGTGTGGGTGATATTTTTGAAGTTGTCCCATCACCAAGTCGTAAAGGTGTTGAGAAAATGAAGAAGAAAGGTAATACTTCTGTTCCTTATGGTAGTGGATATAAAAAAGTAAATGAAGCAAATGCTGTAAGTGGTGGAAAGGTATCAAAATTTATTACAGGTCATAATCTAACTATGAAGGGTAAGAAATACAAAGAAATAGAATTTGAAACTTTGGGTGTTGATAATAGTTCAAAAATGGTTAAGTTAAGAATTTTATCACCTAAAAATTTATTTGGTAAGGAGACACCTGTAAAGTTTTCAACATTGAGAAGAGGACCATTTACAAAAACTGAAACTGGTAAAAAAGTAAATGAGGATGAAACTAAAACAATACAAGGTTTATTACAAAGATTTGGAAATTCTGAAAAAGATGCCAAAAAGATGATAAAGAAGAATTACAAAAAAGTAAATAAAAAATTTAAAAATCAAACTCCACGAGATAAAGCAATGGCATTGATTGGATTATCTTTATTAGGAGAAAAAAATATTCAAAAAACACTTGACTCGTATATGGAAAATTTCGTATATTCTATAGTGGAAAATACGCAAATTAAAAAAGTTATAGGTATTTATGGTGGTAGATTTCAACCATTTGGTCCCCATCACTTAAAAACTTATCAATGGTTAGAAAGTAGAGTGGATGAGGCATACATTACTACCAGTGATATTAAGAAACCACCAAGACATCCAATGAACTTTAATGAAAAAGTCAGACACATGGCAAAGATGGGTGTTCCTAAAAATCGTATTGTAAAAGAGGCCACTCCTTATGTAGCCAAAAACACATTAAGTAAGTTTGACCCGAACACTACAGCTGTTGTATACATATTTGGTAAAAAAGATGCTGGTAGATTACAAGGTGGTACTAAAAAAGGTGGTGGTAAAACTTATTATCAAGATTATAAAAAGAATAAGAATAATTTAGTTGGATTTGAAGAACATGGTTATATATTGACTGCACCACATACAAGTATAAATGTTGCTGGTATGGAAGTATCAGGTACAACAATGAGAAAGATATTAGGTTCACCTAAAATCAAAGATGAAGATAGACCAAAAGTTTTCAAAAAACTATTTGGATATTATGATAAAGGTGTGTATAATATGATGACTAATAAATTCAAGAAGTTATTTGAATTTATAAAAAATGTAAAACCTATTATTAAAGAAGTTAGTGAACTTGGTTCTGCTGTTGCAAATGCTGATATGAGTGATGAGGGATTTTACGATTTTTTCAAAAACTTTTCAGATTATGAAAGAGTGTCACCAAAACATGCTGAATTATTAGGATGGAGTGTTATCGGTGATATCATAAATAAGGATAGAGCCATTAGTCCAAGAGAAGATTTTACATTCCAAAGTGCTGGTACTGCTGGAACACTTGGTGCTATTGATACTGTAACATTTGGTAAAACTGTAAATCAAAACACTAAAAATACAAAAAGTGTATCAAATCCATTTCCTAAATATGAAAAGCACATGAGAAACATGATGAAAGATTTAGGTTGGGAAGTTGTAAAATTTATGGGTAAGAAAACAGTAGATATTGAAGATTCAGATATTTTTGATATGGTGACTTCTATGATACCAAAAGAAAGAGATAAAACATTAAAAGAACAAAGGGAGTTATTACTTATGGGTGGAGCCTATGGTCACATGAGTCATCCGTTTGATGACAATGATTTAACATTTGGTGATTTGAAAAATATCATAACATTAGGTTTGGGTGGTAAGTTAGATAGAGAAGATGGTGTTACTGAAAAACTTGATGGACAGAATTTGATGATATGTTGGATTGATGGCGAATTGAAGGCAGCTAGAAATAAAGGTCATTTGAAAAACAAAGGAGCAACCGCACCAAATACAGCTGGTATAAAAAAGATATTTGCTGGTCGTGGAAATGTAGAAAAGGCATTTGTAAATGCTATGACAGATTTATCAAACGCTGTTAAGAAATTAAGTGATGCACAAAAAGAGAAGATATTTGGTAATGGTACTAAATGGATGAATTTAGAAATCATGTATCCAGCAACGGTAAATGTTGTAGATTATGATGTGGCAGAAATAATATTTCATGGTACAATAGAATATGATGATAGTGGCAAAGCAATTGGTCAACCCAAAGATAGTGCTAGAATGTTAGCTGGGATGATTAAACAGGTAAATGCTAATGTTCAAAAAACATTTAAAATTGGAAAACCTAATTTCTTATCAGTACCAAAGTCTCAAAATTTTGGTAAAAAGAAAAGTAAATTTTTAGGTAAATTGAAAACAATACAAGGTCATTATGCATTAAAAGACTCAAATAGGTTAGGTGAATATCATCAGAGATTTTGGCAAGAATATGTATATAATGCTAGTAAACAATTTGGTGTAAAATTAAAAAATAGTGAGTTTGTCCAACTGGTAAATAGATGGGCATATTTTGATAAGTCATATAAAGTACCAATGATTAAAAAAGATTATAAAGATAGACCAGAATTTTTAGATTGGATTTTATCAACAGATAAAAATGACCATAGTAAAATATTTAAAGATAATATTCAACCAATTGAAACATTATTCTTTGAAGTTGGTGCTGAGATATTAAAAAATATTAGTGGGTATATGGCCGCCTCTCCTGATAGAACAATTCAAATTATGAGAAAAGAAGTAGAGTCAGCGTTAAGGGATTTAAGAAGTGGTGGTAATCCAGAAAAACTTAAAAAACTAAAGTTACAAATAGAAAAACTTGAGGCCATTGGTGGAGTAAATGCTATTGTTCCAACAGAGGGTGTAGTTTTTAAGTATAAAGGTAAAGTATATAAGTTTACAGGTGCTTTTGCACCCATCAACCAGATTTTAGGAAGTTTAAAGTTTGGGTAGACTATTTATTATTAGTATAAAATAAAGGAAAATAAAATGGATAAAATAGGTATGTTTTGGGGAAGTAACACTGGTAACCAAGAAGAGGCTGCTGGTTTTTTAAAAGATTATATGGAATCTGAGGGTATTGAAGTTGATGAATATAATATAGCTGATACTGATCCCAAGAAAATGCTTGAGTACAAAAATTTAATAATTGGATGTCCTACCTGGCATATCGGAGAGTTACAGGATGATTGGGATTTTATTTATGAGAAATACAAAGAATTAGATTTCAATGGAGTGACTGCAGCTTTCTTTGGATGTGGTGACCAAGTTGGATATGCTGATAACTTTCTTGATGCACTTGGATTATTAGGAAAACCATTTATGGAGAATGGCGGTAAATTAATTGGCAGGTGGCCTACTGAGGACTATGAGTTTGATAACTCACTCGGTCAAGATGGGGATGAATTTCTTGGTTTAGGTTTGGACAATGATAATGAAGAAGAAATGACAGAAGAAAGGTTAATAATATGGGCTGAATTAATTAAAGATGAATTTGAGGCGTGATTAGGAGAAAATTATGGATAATCCATTAGCAAAATTATATAGTTGGCAAGTATCAAGTGGTCAGTTGGATGGGTGGACATCTTATCATCTGGCAGCTGGTTTGTTTATCGCTAAGGTGGCTCAATGGTTGGGTGCTAGTGATTTATGGGCAGTCTTGTGGGTTTTGATTATTGGTGTATTGTGGGAAATCTTTGAAGTTTATGTTGAAGGTATGGAAGAAACCTATGGTACAAGAAAGAAGTGGGCTTGGAACACGGCTGCAGACATCATCGTAGAGGTTGGTGCTGCTGCGTGGATGGTTTGGTAAGGAGAGTACAATGTTGTTAGAATTATTATTTTGTTTATCGATTGTATTGTATTGGTTTAGTGAAGGTGTAACGGAAGGTTGGACTTGGAGTACTAAGAAAAGAAAAGAAACCAATAAACTTATTCATCCTAATAATCATAGTAATGGTATTATGGATTATCATGGTTGGAGAATATTTGAAAACTTAGGTATATGGGCTACTGTTATATTAGCCTTTTTACTTGATAGTTCATTTGGTAAATTTTTTTGGTTAGGTTTAGGAGCGTGGTTCATAGGAACATTTAGTTATGAAGCCGCACTAAACTATGTAAACAAAGGAACAATATATAAGCCTGTTGGATATAAATGGCATATATTTGGTTATGATATTCCGTGGTGGGGTGGTAAGAGAATTTATGCTCTACCCATTACAGGATGTTTAATTATATTATATGCAATAATATTTCAATAGGAGATAAAAATGTGTGATTGTGAAAACTGCACACCACCTTGTAAGTGTGGATGTGATTGTTAAAGAGGTAATATATGGCAGGTTATAGTAAAGAACAAGAACGAGAAAATAAAGTTCTTGGTGATTTGTTGGCAGGTAGAGAACCTGAAAAACGAATTATGGTTGGATATGAAGGCAAAAAAGAAAAACAAGGTGATAAGAAAAGTCATTTGACAGATATAATGGCTGAAGTAAGAATGCCTTGGTTTTGTCCTGAATGTAAAAAAACAATGAAGAAAAAACTTGATAATAAATTTTGGATGAAGTTTGGACATTGTTTTGATTGTCAGATAGACATTGAACATAAACTTCGTGCTGAAGGTACTTATGAAGATTGGGCAAAAAAGAAGATATTAGAAAATAAAAAATCTTTTTTGTATGATTTAAAACAAAGTATTGATGAGTTTGAAAAAACAGAAGGTAAGGCTAAGTTTTTTAATAGTGTTGGTGTAGTAACTCCAGAACTTGAAGAAGAAAATTGGTCAATGGGTGAAGAAAAATTTAATACTTTAGTAAAGGAAGCTAGAGATTACATTCAAAAATTAGAAGATGAGGTTAGTAATGGGCAACAGAAAATTGATAGTACCTGAAGAATTGGTAATAGAGATTATGGGATTGGTAGCACAAATTGGAAAAGTTGCACAAGATTATCATCAAAGATTTATGGATGATGATATGGGAACTATCACAAATGTTTATGAACGGATAATAAAAAAATTAATGGATTTAGATGAGTATGGAGAAAAAAATACTTCATTTGAAGAAATGTTAGATTCATTTGGAATTAAATTAGGAGATAAAAATGAGCGGAATAATTGATTTTATATTGAGTTTATTTTTTGGCGGTAAGAAAAGCGAAGAAGTTAAACAATTAGACTCTAAAATAAAAGAAAAAGACGCTGAGGTCAAAGAAATACAGAAAAAAGTTGAAGTTCTTGAAAAGAAAAAGAAAGTCAACAAAAAAGAAGTAGCCAATCTCAAAAGAAAAGTTACCAATACTAAGAAACAAATTGCTAAAGCACAAGAAGCAGTTGAAACTGATGATGTGGATGAGGCAGTTAAGTTTCTAAAGAAATTTTCAAAATGAAGTATATAAGTGTAATACTATTTCTTGGTATATTATTTGGACAAGGTAAGACATTTACCTTTACTGAAAAAGAAATATTAGGATTTACCAATGAAATAAAAAGGTTAGAGGTTAAAGATAGTTTAAATACTATATTGATTTCTGATTTAGAAAAGATAAATGTTAAATTAGAGGATAATGTTAAAACAGACTCTACATTATTATCATTCAAAGATTTACAAATAGGTTTATTAAACGAAGAAATAGAATTGTATAAACGAAAGGTAAAACTTGTTAAACCAAAGTGGTATCAAAACAAATGGTTATACTTTGGATATGGTGTTTTAGGGACATCAACATCGGTTTGGTTAACAGGACAACTGGTAGGAAAATAATGTCAGATGTAAGACCAATAAAAGAAGTAATCAAGGAACAATATATTCGTTGTGCCAAAGATCCTGCGTTCTTTTTGAAAACATTTTGTATGATTCAACATCCAATACAAGGTAAAATACCATTTGACTTGTATGAATTTCAAGAAAAAACCATTAATGAATTTCAAGAAAATAGAATGAATATTATATTGAAAGCTCGTCAGTTGGGTATCTCAACATTGACTGCTGGATATTCATTGTGGATGATGACATTTCACCAAGATAAAAACATATTGGTAATTGCAACTAAACAAGATACTGCTAAAAACTTGGTTACTAAAGTTAGAGTAATGCATGCCAATCTACCAAGTTGGTTAAAACAGAGTTGTGTTGAAGATAACAAACTATCTTTAAAATACAAAAATGGTTCACAAATAAAAGCTGTATCAAGTGGTACAGAATCTGCTAGGTCAGAAGCATTATCATTGTTGGTATTAGATGAGGCCGCATTTATTGACAAGATTGACCAAATATGGACTGCAGCTCAAGCAACTCTAACAACTGGTGGTCAATGTATAGCATTATCCACACCGAATGGTGTTGGTAATTGGTTTCACAAAACATGGGTAGAGGCAGAAGAAGGTCGTGGTTTATTTAATTTTATAAAACTACATTGGACAGTTCATCCTGACCGAGATGAGGAATGGAGAAAAGAACAAGACAAGATGTTAGGACCAAGTGGTGCGGCACAAGAGTGTGATTGTGATTTTATAACTTCTGGTACTTCTGTTATTGATGGTGTGTTGTTAGAGAAATGTAAGAAAACACATAATAGAGAACCATTGGAAAGAAGAGGAATTGATAGTAATTTATGGGTATGGGAGCCACCTAATTATACAAAGAGTTATTTAGTATGTGCAGATGTTGGTCGTGGTGATGGTCAAGACTATTCAGCGTTTCATGTAATAGACATTGAAACTATGGAGCAAGTAGCAGAATACAAAGGTAGATTGAATACAAAAGACTATGGTAATATGTTGGTCAGTATTTCAACCGAATATAACGATGCCTTACTAATTATTGAAAACAACAATATTGGTTGGGCTACCATACAACAAGTAATAGATAGGGATTATCCAAATCTATTTTATACAAGTAAAGATTTACAATATGTAGATGTACAACATCAATTACATAACAAGTATAGAGCACAAGAAAGAAATATGGTTGCTGGGTTTAGTACAACAATGAAAACACGACCATTGATTATTGCTAAACTTGAAGAATATTTTAGAGATGAAAGTGTAATAGTTCGGTCAAGTAGATTAATTGATGAATTATTCACTTTTATTTATCATAATAACAGAGCAGAAGCTATGGTTGGATATAACGATGACTTGGTGATGTCTTTTGCTATAGGTTTATGGGTTCGTGATACAGCATTAAGGTTACGAACAGAAGGCATTGAATTAACTAAGAAAACACTTAGTAGAATGCAAGACATAGATGGACTTTACACACCACAAGACCAACAAAATGAAACCTGGTCTTGGGAAGTTAATAAAAATAAAGAGTCACTAGAGTGGCTATTATAAGAGGTTAAAAAATGGCAGACAAATCATTATTTGGAAGATTAAAAAGATTATTCAGTACGAATGTTATTGTTCGTAATGTAGGTGGTCGTAAATTAAAAGTTGCGGATACGGAGTTTATTCAATCTAAAGTTAAATCTCATTTAGTAGATAGGTATTCAAAACTACATAGTGGATTAGATTTAAATAATACTGGATATTCTACATTTGCACAATTACAGGCAGCTCGTATCGGTCTATTTAAAGACTATGAAAGTATGGAAAGTGACTCTATTATAGCTTCCGCTTTAGATATTTATGCTGACGAATCCACAATGAAAAGTGAATATGGTAATATTATTGAAATCCATAGTGATAATAACAATATCAAAGAAATATTAAATAACTTATTTTATGATATATTGAATATTGAGTTTAATCTTTGGCCATGGGTTCGTAATATGTGTAAGTATGGAGATTTCTTTTTATTTTTAGATGTAAAAGATAAGTATGGTATTACAAATGTAGTTCCAATGTCAGCTTACGAATTAATAAGGTCAGAGGGAGAAGATCCTGAAAATCCATATTATACGAAATTTTACTTAGAGTCAACAGACACACAACATCCATATTTTAATAGAGGTCAAAAGAAAAATAAAATAGAATTTGAAAACTTTCAAGTAGCACATTTTAGATTAGCAAACGATAGTAATTTATTACCTTATGGTAAATCAATGTTGGAAAGTGCTAGAAAGGTATGGAAACAAGTCACATTGATGGAAGATGCTATGTTAATACATAGAGTGATGAGGGCACCAGAAAAAAGGGTATTCAAAATAGATATTGGAAACATACCACCAAATGAAGTTGATAATTATATGCAAAGAATTATTAACAAAATGAAAAAAACACCGTTTATTGATGAAGCCACTGGTGATTACAATTTAAAGTTCAATATACAAAACCTTACAGAAGATTTCTTTTTACCAGTTCGCGGTGGAGATAGTGGAACACAAATAGAAAATATGCCAGGTATGACTTATGATTCAACAGAAGATTTGGAGTATTTAAAAAATCGTTTGTTGGCCGCTCTCCATGTCCCTAAAGCTTTCTTAGGATATGAGGAAAGTCTCGGTAGTAAGGCTACATTGGCAGCTGAAGATGTTAGGTTTGCTAGAACAATTGAAAGAATACAAAGAATTATAGTAAGTGAATTAACTAAAATAGCGGTTGTTCATTTATATTCACAAGGATATCAGGATGCGGAGTTGGTAAATTTCGATTTAAAATTAACTAACCCATCTACAATATATGAACAAGAAAAGATAGAATTGTGGAGTAATAAAATTTCTTTATCACGAGACATGATGGATAATGGTATGATGTCAAGTGAGTGGATATATAAAAACATATTTAATTTCTCTGATGAAAAAATCAAAGAAATGGATGAAGGTATTGTTTTTGATAAAAAACAAAAGTTTAGAAGAGAACAAATAGAAACAGAAGGTAATGATCCAGCCAAATCAGGTGAGTCAAAGGGAACACCTGGTGATATGGCAATGGGTAGAAGTGGAACGGAATTGGATGATGGTATAAATGTAGGTGGTTCAGAAGAAGGTGGTCAACCAGGTGCTGGGAGACCAAAAGAAGGACCTAAATATGGTAAAGATGGTAGTGCGAGAGATAGGGACCCATTAGGAAAAGGTGGTTTAGCGTTAGCACACTTTGACGCATTAAAAAAATCTTTTGGTAAAAAAGAAATACTCAAAGAAACACAAGATATACAAGATGTTTCAAATGAGTATGAAGATTTTATTAAGGAAAAATAACGATTTATTTGAAGTTTTTATATTTATTAATATAGATTTATAACTTGGAGTGTTTGATGTCTTACAGTAAGAAACATAGTAAAATTAAGAACACTGCTATATTATTTGAACTATTGACTCGACAAATAACAGTCGATGTAATTAACAATACGGATAGTAAAGCAGTCAAAATATTAAAAGAATTTTTTTCACCTAAGACACAATTAGGAAAGGAAAACGAATTATACAAGATTTTAATTGAAAAGAAGTATAAAACTTCTGAACAAGCCACAGTATTGCTTGAAGCTGTTATTAAAAACAGAAGAAAGTTGTCTAATCGTAATTTAAAGAACGAAAAATACAATCTAATCAAGACAATTAAAGAAACTTACAATATAAATGAGTTTTTTAACTCACGCATTCCAAATTATAAGATATTAGCCTCCATTTATAATGTATTTGAAGGTGAATCTTCCAAAGAAAACTTCGGTCCTATTGTTGAAACCGATAGTAAACTAACAATAATCGAGAATATTACTTCTAAAAAGCACTCCAAGCCCAAAAAACAAACTAATATTGTCGAAAACCAAGATAAAGACCTACGATTACTTACTTATCAGTTGTTAGTTGAAAAATTCAACAAAAAATACAGTAGTTTAAATCAAAATCAACGAAATTTACTAAAAGAATATATAAATAACTTATCAAACACTAATTCTTTAAGGCAATTTATAGATTCCGAAGTAAAAAAGGTAAAAAAATCCCTAAAAAGTCATTTAGAAAAAGTTGATGATAAAATTACCAAAATTAAACTTACAGAGGTTATAAATCATACAGAAACTGCGACTGGTGGTCAATATGTCAAAGACAATCATGTCATTTCACTAATGCGTTATTATGAATTAGTGAAAGAGTTCGAGAATGTTCATGAAAAAAAGTAGGTTTATTGAAATAATCAAAAAACTCATCGAAAGAGAGAAGAAGATTAAAGAAGCTTCTACTTCTGCGAATGTTCCTGGTTATATGACACCAAATGCCTTTAGTGGTAAAGGAAAGATGGATAGAAGAAACTCAATTGCTAGTGGTAGTGGATATGAAAAGGTAAATGAGGTTAAATTTGCAGTAACAATTGATTTAGGAAAAGAATTAGGTGGAGAGGCCAAAGTCATTGTTGATGCTGGTTCAAAAGGTGCTGCAATAACAATGGTTGCTAAAAATTTAAGACAAGGAAGAAGTGCAGTTAAGGGTGCAGTAAAAGTAAATCCAGCTTTAGGTAAAAAGGTAGATACAGTTGGTGAAAACATACATGAACAATCAAAAGTTATCAAATCTATTGATAATTTAGCTAAAAAGAATAAGTATGGTACGGTCACTGGTACTCAAATGAATGGTAAAACAGCTAACATGGTTATGAAGATTTACAACCATCCAAAGATGAAAAGGCGTCAAAAAGATTTAGATAATCTCACATCCGATGAACTTGTAAATCTTACAATAGATAGGGATGTGATAAGAATTTTAGGTTTGAACGAAGGAAAGTATCACGATTATAGAAATGATGAAAGTTTGACACCAAGACAAAAAATTGGACATTCAATGAGAGAGATTAGAAATACATTGAGTGAATTGAATAAGATGATTGATATGAATGTTAGGTTAAAGAACGAACTAAATGTAGATTCTCGTTCCTATTGGAAAAACACTCATAAGGCATTAAGTAAAATATCAGAACGATTAGTAAAGTTGGCTAATAAAGTGGGAAAACTACAATGAAAATTATAGACACATATCATGTATTTGCAAAAGAAATGTTTTTAGAAGCAGAAGTAGATGATGATAAAATTATAAAATATAAAAAGAAAGATGGTGAACAAGGTGAAATGAAAGCCAGTTCCGCAAAAACAATGCCTAAAGACCATCCAGCAAAAATTGAATACGATAAGATGGT